CGCAGCTTTTTCATTAGTATTCTCAGGAGATGCTACAACAGGATGGACTTACACGGAGAAATAATATGTCAAATTACGAAGCAACAAAATACGATTTTTCAGGAGCAAACCTTACAGGTATAGAGGGAATTCCTACAGCGACTATTGTGCCGTGGTCTTCTGCTTCAGTGCCAACAGGTTTCTTAGAGTGTAATGGTCAAGCAGTTTCAAGATCAACTTATGCAGATTTATTTGCAATCGTAGCTACAACTTATGGAACTGGAGACGGTTCATCAACTTTTAATGTACCTAACTTACAAGATAATGTAGCAGTTGGAAAATCAAACAACAAAGCTTTAGCATCAACTGGTGGAGCAAATACAGTTGCAGTGGCAGCTTCCGGTAACATTTCGGGTTCAACAGCTAACGCTACTTTATCAACAGGGCAACTTGCAAGTCACAGTCACCCAAAAGGCGCCAACACTAGTGGAAATACTACTCCTAGTGCTCCAGGTGGAGCTGTTAGTTCATCTAACACGGGTAGCACTGGTTCAGGTGGTGGTCACTCACATAACATGAGTGCTAACTTTTCAGGCGACACAGCAAACCCTTCTGTGCTACAACCATATTTAACAATAATTTACATAATTAAAACGTAGGAGAAAAAATGGCAAGTTTAGGAAATTGGACAATAGTATTTGATGATAAATTAATTATCAAACAAAGTGAAGGAATTGGTCACACTATTGATGATGATTCTTTTTGGAATGATTCTAAGTTTTCAAATATTTGGGCTATTCACTATGGAACTTCAGTTTCAACAGACGAAGTAGAATATAGAGACGCAACACCTCATTCAACATTTGCAGATGCAAATATAGGCGACATAAGTCAATTCACTAATAAATGGGATTCAGCTCATTTAACTCAATTACAAGCTGATTGGGATGCAGACGAAAGAGACGAGTCTGAAAAAGGTCCAAGACCTACATCATACTCATCTTAATAACATCCAAGAAGTTAATATATATTTGCCATCACCTGATAAAGGTGGATTACCTCTGTGAACATATGGAAATGCAGCCGGCCAAATAACTACTCTACCTTTTTTAGGTTTTACTCTTTTAGAAAAATGTAAAAATTCTGTTTCACCTCCTTCTTCAACATCATTTAAATATATAGAAAACACAAAAGCACGTGGTTCATTATCAAATCCTTTTCCATGTTCTATATGCCATGTATGATAGCCTTCGGTACGTAAAGTTTTCTGAATTTTTAAACAAGTATAATAAAATTTATCTATGCCATAAGCTTCTTTAGCACCTGTTACAGTTAAATAATTTTGAAAAGCTATATCAAAATTTATCATCATAACTCTTAATTCTTCCCACCATAAATTTATATTATGTTCGTTTGCAAAAAATTGTTGATCTTGTTTTACTAACGTTCCTGCTTTTTCAAAATCAGTTCTGTTAATTGTTTCATTAAATTTTACTCTTCTTTCATAGAAGTCTATGGCTTTCTGACATTCATCAGGCATAATAAAGTTGTCATATACGCCAATAAAATTATTTATACTAACTGTTTTTTCTATCATTCATGTTTACCTGTTCTTTTATAAATATTATCATAAGCATGGTTTTTATAAAGACCGTTTTGATTTACGTAATGTAAAAATATTTGAGCCATCCCTTCTCCTTTATAAATCCCCGGTCTCCAATGTTTATGTTGACGTCCTCCATATAAAATAGCATCTCCTTCTTCTAATTCAAAAGAAGTTCCTTCAACAATAATAGGCCAATCATCATGTTTTTTTATACAAGAAGTTATGCTTATTTCACAAGAAGGTCTATCAATGTGTTTAGTTAAACTTGCATTAAAAACATAATATCTCCAATATGCATAAGTTGGAAATAATTTTAAATTTGATTTTTTTTCAACAAAAGGTAATTTTATATCTAATAAACCATTTAATAAAGGATCATTGTACCATGCAGGGGAAAACGATTGATTATCTATTTGCCAATCTTTATTTTGATCTAACTTATTATAGCAATATTTTTGTAAAATTTTTAATTCATTTTTATGAAAAAAATTTTTAATTAATTTAAAATTTATTGTAACCATGCTACTATACTGTATCTATTTCCTTTTGTTATAGGTTGTATGCTGTGAGGATACATAAAGTTACTAGGAAAAAATACTATTGTTCCTTTACCTAATTTAAATCTTTTTATTTCTTGTTCTTTTTGATCTGTAAAAATTAAATCTCCACCCTCGTATTCATCGTTAAGATTCATAATAATACTTAAATGTCTAGGTGCACTTGTAAAATGATCTGTATGTATTTCATACTTACCACCTGCTGAATAATTTAATAAATCTATTTGATTTATTTTTTCACTACTCATTTTTGGAAACTTACTTTTATAATAAATGTAAAGCCTTTCTATTTCTTTCTTAATATAGTTCCAATAAAATAAGTCTGTAGGTGTGTTAAAACTTAAATGATAGCCTTTTACATTTCTTATGTTAGTGTCTACAGTAGATTTAATTTCTAGATGGGTTTTAGCTTTTTTATTTATTAAAGGTATTATTTTATCTATAAAATCTGGATTAATTATGTTATTCAATTTAACAATTGCTTCTAAATGGTTCATAATTATGATACTTTCATTCTCTATAAAACTAATATATAAGCTACTATATGCTACAAAAATTAAATTTCAAGCCTGGCTTTAACAAACAAGACACCGAATCTGGTGCCGAAGGTCAATGGACAGATGGTGATTTTGTGAGATTTAGATATGGACTACCTGAAAAGATAGGCGGTTGGAATCAATTAACTGCTGGATCCTTAACTTTACCAGGAGCAGCTAGAAAGCAACATGCTTTTACTTCTTTTGCCGGTGAAAAATACGTAGCTATTGGAACATCTCAAGGTTTGTTTTTATATTATGGTAATAATTTTTTTGATATTACTCCCTTAGATACAGCTATTACAGGATGCACTATAACAACAGTTAATGGTTCAAATACTGTAACTATAAATAAAGGATCTCATGGTTTAGCCAAAGGAAGATATGTGACATTATCTGGTGTGACTGTTACAGGTGCCTCAGATTACACGCCAACAGAATTACAACAAGTTTATGAAATACAAACAACTCCAGATGTAGACAAGTTTACTATATTAGCTTCTAGAAATGAAGGAGGCTCAGGTATGACTGCAGCGGGTGCAGCAACTGTTAATCCTTATGTTGAAGTAGGTCCTACTTTTCAAACTGCAGGTTATGGTTGGGGTACGGATTTATGGGGATCTAGCACATGGGGAACTGAAAGTGCAACTAGTGATGTGATTCTTGACCCAGGAAACTGGAGTCTTGATAATTTTGGTGAAGTTCTTGTTGCAACTATATTTAATGGTAAAACTTTTACTTGGAACGCTGGAGCTTCAACACCTAGAGGTAACAGAGCTTCACAGTCTACAGCTAATTTCAATACCACAAACAATCCAACAGCTACTAGAATTTCTATTGTATCAGATAGAGATAGACATTTATTTCACATGGGTACAGAAACAACCATAGGTGATCCTACAACACAAGACCCCATGTTTGTAAGATTTTCAAACCAAGAAGATTTAAATACTTATGCACCAACAGCTACTAACACTGCAGGAACTTTTAGATTAGATACTGGTAATGAAATTAGGGCAGCTATACAAGGTAAAGACTATATATTTGTATCAACAGATGTTGCAGCATATGTAATTCAATTTGTTGGTCCACCTTTTACTTTTTCTGTTAGACAGGTTGGTACTAACTGTGGATGTATTGGTCAACATGCTATGTCTTATGCAAACGGTGCTGTGTGGTGGATGTCAGCTGAAGGTGGATTTTTTGTATATGATGGTACAGTTAAATCATTGCCATCACTTGTTGAAGACTTTGTATTTAGCACAGACGGAGATAACTTAGGTATTAATTTAGATTCAAGAGATGTTATTTATTCTTCACCTAATTCTTTGTACACAGAAATAAATTGGTTTTATCCAAAAGATGTATCTGATCAAATTGATAGATGTGTGACTTATAATTACTCAGAAAATGTTTGGACAACTTCATCATTAGCTAGAACTACGTATCAAGACCAAGGGGTATTTAATGCTCCTTACGCAACAGAGTATACTAAAACAGCTACACCTGTATTTCCAGATATATTAGGCATTACAAATTTATATGGAGCTAGTATCTACTATGCTCATGAAGTAGGAACTGATCAAGTCAATAGTACAGGCACAACTTCTATTGATGCTTTTATTAGATCTGGAGATTGGGACATTACTTCAAGAACAAGTGGCTTAGGTGTTCAAACTGGAGTTGCTGATTACAGAGGAGATGGAGAATTTTTTATGTCTGTTAAACGATTTATACCTGATTTTAAATACCAAACAGGTAATGCTCAAGTAACTTTATTTGTAAGTAGTTATCCAGATGATGTAGCGGTTAGCTCACCTCTTGGACCCTTTACAATAACTTCTACCACTGATAAGGTAGATACAAGAGCTAGAGGCAGATTAGTCTCTGTACAGATAGCCAACACAGCAGTAGGTGAGTCATGGAGATATGGCACACTTAGATTAGATGCACAACCAGACGGACGAAGATAATGGCTACATTAGATGAATTAAGATTAACACAATTATTACAACCTTTTGAAGGACCTAGTGGTATTGCTACTTTAAATCCATTAGCTTTTCAATATCAAAATCCACAGTATCCTAATTCTACTCAAATGTTTTACCAACCAAGAATGGATATTAGTCCTACTCAAGATTTTTACCAACCAAATAATCTGAGTCCTACTCAAGATTTTTATGAACCAAGCATATTCCCTCCAACTAGCTATGGATTCATTAACACTCCTCAAAGTTATTATCCAGAAAATAATATTAGTCCTACTCAAGATTTTTACCAACCAAGAGAATTTGTTAACGCTCCACAAAATTTTTATCCACCTGACTTAACTTCAACAAGAGGTTTACCAACTTTAGATTTACAAAGTTTACCTGTCAACATGGGTGTAGCTAATGAAGACGATGAAGAACAAGTAGATTCATTAACAGGTAAGAAAAAATCAAATGGTATTCTTGATGCTATAATGTCAGTAGTAATGCCTGGATATAATTTTTTAAAAAATATGGGAAGTGGTAAAAGTTATCAATTTACAGATCCTAGAGGTAGTTTTAGAGGAGGCATTTATACAATGGATGGTGTTAATTATCCAAGATCTACTTCTTTTGGAGGAGAATTTTTTGATAGATCAACTGGTACAAATAGATTTGATAGAGCTAAAGATAGATTTAGAACATCACGTAGTAAAAAAGATTTATTTGCTGCTAGTAGAACAGGTGCTGAATTTGCAAATGCTAAAAAAATACTAGACTTTCAAAACCAACCCGGTAATTACCAAACTGATTTTATGGACAGACCTAAATCTGAAAGAAAATTTACAGGTCAAGCTCCTAAAGGAACCACTGCATTTGATACTAAATCAGGCATGGGTAGAAGAGGTTTTTATAAAGGAGGCATAGCATCTTTATATGGCTAAAATAACTAATTACATACCTGAACCAAAAGAAGAATACGATGTAGATAATCAAAGACAGATTATGGAGTCTTTAAATACAATGAAACAACAACTTAATTTTTCTTTTCAACAAGATTTAAAAAACGAATTAGATACTTTTAATTACTTTTTATCATGAGTATACAATATAAAAATGCATCTAAGATATTAGACGGAACAGCTATGACAACTGTTTTAACTATATCCACATCAGCAGTTGCTATTATAAAATCTGTATATGTATCTAATAACAGCACAGGAGCTGTGTTAGTTAATTGTGATTTAAGAGATTCATCTGCTAGTACAGACGTAGAATTTTTTAGAAAGGACGTACCTGCTACAAGTACAGTCAATGCCACAGAACAGGGGTTGAATTTAGAAGCAGGAGATGCTATAAAAGC